TTACCCCTCCGCGTTGCTGCTCACCTCTGCCGTTTCTTCCGCAGGCTCGGCAATTTCTTTGAGCTTGTCCTCATCGCCGACGAGTTTCAGAACGTCTGCATATTTCAGGTTTACAAGGTCTTTGACGCCCTGCGGAATATTTTTCGAGTTCGCATAAACCGTCGTCAGAATTTCAAGTATAGCCTTTGTCTGCGCAAACGCCGCAAGCATAGTCTTGTACCGTTCGTTCTCGGTAGCGTCAAAGTTATTCAGGGCTTTTTCAAATTTATTGTACCCCTCAATAAGCTCATTCGTAACGCTTACAACGCTTTTCTGTGAGCTCACCGTATTTGCAACGTCGTCCTTGACTGTGATTATATCCGTTCCGAGTTCGACGAGCTTCTTTTTCTGCTTCACCCTCTGCGCAATTAGGCAAGCGATAAGCACAATGTCGCCGAGAACGGTCAGAATCTCCGTCGCTTTCGCCGTTACCCACTCCCAAATTCTATCAAAGAACGTAGGCTCATCGACAGGCTCTGCGGGCTCCTGCTGCTCCTCCTGCACGATCTCGGTGCCGTCCTGCGGCAGTTCCTCCGCATGAGCCACAGCCGACGTTCCCGCGCCTATAAAGCAAATTGCAATGCCGAGAAAGAACGTGAGTGCCACACAGATTATGCAGCGCAAAAGCTGCTTTTTTGCCTTAATCATTGCTGATACCTCCTATACGATGTCGTATCCTTCAAGCAGCTTGTTGAGTTTTGTTTCAAGCTCCAAGTATTTGTCGGAAAGTTCATACTTTGCTGCTGTGAGGTCGGAAACTTCCTCTTGCAACTTTGCGATTTTCTTCTGCATATCCATATCGTCGGGATAGATGAGAACGGCACCGCAATCTGTAAGGCGCTTTGCACAAAAGCCCTCGCAAAACCACCTCTGCGACCGCATAGAGCCGTCAAGCACAGCGACCGTAACTTTGGTCGAGCCGTTCAGCCAATCGCTCTCAATGCCGCACAGACCGTCAGACAGAGCCTTGTACGAGCTCTCTCCGTCATCTCGCTCAAAGATAGCCGTTGCTTTGTCAGGCGCGCCCGAAAAAGAGATATATAACATATCTGAAACGAGCTCGGGCGTCCTCGTCATTATCACGCCGCTGTTACTGTTAAGTAGCTTGTATTCCATTTTCATTTCCCTGCTCCTTTTTGGTCTGCTTGTCTTTTTTCGCCTCGCAGCCACGCTGCGGACAGGCGGCGGACTTCTGAAACAGAACGGCAAAGTTCCTCTCTGTCATCGTCATCGTAAAAATAATCGAGAAGCCCCGCAAGCACGCGACAGCCGACGATTGCCTCTCGCTGAAAGCGTTGCCGCTCTTTCCGTTCGTCATCGTTCGATAGACTGCACTCATCGGCTCTGATAAGGTTTCTGTAAATCTCTACCGCTGTGCCGCCAAAAAGCTCCGCTCCGAAGTGATTGTCTCCGATAAAAACGGGCACAGATTTTTCTATGCAGGTACAGGCAAGCACCTGCGCTTTTGCGATTGACGCATTCATTGCACACCTCCTGTCTTTTATCCAAACTCCGCCGCCTCGGGGAACAGCTTGCCGAACAGGGCGTCCATGCTCAATACCGTTCGATAGGCGTTGCAATGTTTTATATGCCCTTTCCACGATATATACGATGTCCGTATATCCTCGATTGCTATTTTTCCCTCGACAAGCCAACGTTTGAACGTCCTCAACTTGCGCCGCATTTTTGTTATACCTTTACGGGAGGGTTTGATTATAACCCCTCCCGTGTCGGTCAAAACGAAATGCCGTTTTAAAAAATTCAACCCGCGATAATCGGCAACACTGCTACTTCCATTCCAAAAACGTACCTCCTGTATTAATTTATTGCAAAAGCAATCACAAGTGTATTCCATACAACAGTTAAAAGCATTAGTATAAACACAACCCATGACGCCACATTGCCTAAATTGTTATTATTTTTTGAGCGCACTTTTATATAAAATGTAAGTAATATTACTGCCGATATTTTTATAAACGTAAACAGTAATGGATTGCTTACAAGCTGCGCCATTATGACATTCCCCTCGTAGCCTATCCCATAATGCAACGCAAAGAGGGTCAAAAATACATCTAAAATGTTAAATATATTTGCAAAAAACAATCTTTTTTTCATAGCGCTTTTGGGTTGCGCGTCTGTCCGCGCTGTCAACCGTCTTTCCGATTTGCCAGAAAAATAGATAAAAAAGGAGGAAAAATGAAAAATTTATTTTATGATTGATCCAATTTTTGTTACTCTTTCGGCTCTTCCGCCACCGTGTCCTCTTGCTTGATTGCCGCCCACATTTTCTCGTTTTCAACCTCGACGTTTTCAAAGTCGATCGTCGGACTTGCGCCCGCGCCGAGGAATATGTCGTCGCACGTTTTGATGTTGCGCGCATACCACCCCGCGGGCGAGCCTTCGGGTTTATAGACGTAGTGCGCCGTGTTCCCCTTGACGTGCAGACGGCTGTTTTCGGTATAGACCACGCCGTTGAGCGCGGTTGCAATAAGTCCGTCGCCGCCGTTTGGCACGGTGGGCGTTGCCTTAAATCCGTATGTCATAGTTCACCTCCTGTTATTGTAGGACTTTACGCGCCCTTATATGGGCGCGGATTGTCTGATGTTTTGACTAAACACAAAAGCCGAAAGAGACGCCGTAGGTGTATTTCGCGTAGTTGTCGCTGATGCCGCCCGACGAAAAGATATAGCGGAAGTGGCTGCTATAACCGACGGAAGGCGAGCGCAACCGCCAGTCGTTCGGGGGGCCGTCGCCGTTGGATAAATATTTTATCCTATAGACGGAATTTTTACCGTCTTTAACGGTTTTCCAATATTCGTATTGTTCACCCTCGCTTGCGTATCCCAACGACGTTGTGCCGTCGATTTCCACTTCGGAAAAGAGGAAAAGTTTGTCGCTTGACGTTTTGATCGTCGTTGATCCACCGCCCGATGTGGCTTTTTTCTTGACACTCTTTATTACCGCTTGCAAATCGGACGGAAGTTGCTCCAAAAGCGTTTGCATTGTCGTCGTGCGCATTTCGCTCTGATCCCAACCGCCCGCGTTCGTTGACGACGAGTTCATACGGTATCGCGTTGCGAGAAGGTTTTTCATTCCGATCGTTATACCCGCCTTGCCGCCGCCCGTGAGGTCGTCGTGGTTAAAACCGAGAATAACAAGCGTTATCTCCTCGCCCGTCGATAATTCAACCGTCTTTTCGTCGCCAACGTTGAAATACTTTTGTGCGTCGCCCGTGGCGGCAATGCGGGATATATCACCCCACGCGGCGGTGGCAAATGTAAACCGCGTCGTTGAAAATGCGGGGAGCGCGTTCCACGCCGTAGAGCCGTTGCCAATCTTCGTGATTTTGTTTGTGCTATCGTACCCGAATTTACCCACGCCAAGAACTGGGTCTTGACTTTCCCATTCTGCGGCGGTTTTGACAATCGAGCTCGTCGTGTCCGTATCGCCCTTGTCGCCTTTAAAATTCGCAGCGACGCTGCCGCACGTTATATTGTCCCCGCTCACCGCCGTAATTTTACGCAGGTCGCCATTCGGGAACACGACGCTATCTCCGACAAGCGGTGCAAGCCCCGTCGGTGTAAGCGTCGATTTTGTAATGCTCGTAGCAGAGCTTGCGGTTGAATAGAAAATACCGCCGCCCTGCACGCGCCCAAGATTTACCTCTGACATAGTTGTACCTCCTTACTCGAACGTAGCGATGAGCTCGCCGTTCGCATTTACGGTGAACGTAGGCGTCTTGCCGTCCTCGCCCGTATCGCCTTTATCGCCCTTGTCCCCTTTGTCGCCTTTCGGAATAACAAAGTTGAGGACGACCGCCTGCGCCGTACCGCCGTTTGAAACCTGCGGCTGACTTCCCGCCGCACCCGATGTAACGCTTCCGACCTGAATTGTTGCGGCGTCGCCCGTATCTCCCGTATCGCCCTTGTCTCCCTTATCCCCTTTGGGAATGGAGAAGTTCAAAACGGCAGCATTTGCATTGCCGACATTTGTAACAGACGCTTGCGAGCCTGCGGCTCCCGTTGTTACTGTGCCGACAGAGACCGTTGCGGCAGTGCCCGTATCGCCTTTATCGCCCTTGTCTCCCGTGTCGCCCTTGATACCCTGCGCACCCGAAAAGTCCGTAACGAACGTATAGGCGGTCTCGCCCTTGACATAGAGCTTTGCGTTGTCGGGATCATCGACGTTGCTCGAAATTATGACGAAGCTGCCGACAGCCAAACCGTCTGTTGCATACCCCGCGTTCATTGCAGAAACGCTTTCATACGTCTTTTTAATTTGAAAGCCCTCGCCCTTTGCGCCGCGCAGGTTTCCTTTCAGAGTCCATTGCAGCCCGTCGTCCACGGGCGCATACTGATAGACGTTGCCGTTGCTCGTATTCAGGTACATATCGAGCTTAATCGGCGTGTAGCCTGCGGACGTCAACGCCGAGGCGATGTCAACATTGCTGTCCGCCGTTCCCGTGTACCACATGGAGCCTTTTACTCGTCCCAAGTTAAGAGTTGTGCTTGGCATTTCATGCCCTCCTTAAAAATTGATTTTTACATTCAGATAGCCGAAATCGTCTATACCATACTGCACGTTATCGTCTGCGGCAGAGGCTTTTACTTGAATGAGGTTGCCGTCCCTAATGACGAAGCTGTAAACGTCGTCCCCTCTCGCGCCGATTTTCCCGACGGAATAAAATACCGCAGTATCTCCGCTTGCGAAAGTGAGAGTAACTCTCGTCCATAAATAAGGCCCCTCTTGAACGGCGGGAATTGCCGACGACCACGCGCCCGTCGGCGCAGACGTCCCGCTCGTTCCCTCCTGATACTCAACCGCTGTTTTGGTGATCCTGTTGTTTTCAGCAGTCTGTGCCGCTTCTTTCGCTGCGTCTGCGGTTTCTTTTGTTTCGCTTATATCCAACGCAAAGGCATTGACGATTGCCTGTAACGAGCTCAAATTCTCTGCGGCGGCGGAGCCGTAAAGCTGCAAATATTCCGCGAACTTGCCGTCTTTGAAAGCGTCGCAGAGGTCTTGCAGGCTATACTCGCCCGATTCATTGCTGTCGTCAAGTCCCGTAAGTATGAGCTTAATATACTCCGCCGCCTGATCCCCGCTCAATGCGTCCTGAATGGCGTTGATTTTGTCGGCAAGTAGCTTGCTCAACTGATCGAACCATAGTTTGAGAGCCGTCGGAGACAAGCCGCCGACGCCATAAGACGCCACTGTGTTCGGCTTATCGGCGAGAGATACAACGCCTTTCGATCTCAACTCGGCGGGTGTTATATTCGTGAGTTTTTTCAGACTCATGTGTGTAGCCTCCCTTTAATTTTTGAGCCGTCCGACAACACGATAGCGGAAAGAGACGTAGTACAGAGAAAACGGCTTCATGTATTCATCGGAATAGATGTAATACTGTTTCTCAACCCACTTTTTCTCTTTTTCCTTGATTGCGAACAGGCTTTGCTCCGTCGTATTGAACGTAAAGTCCGTAAAGTCCATATCATTAAACGAGAAAAGGCTGCTATTGATACGCGCGATCTGTTCGTAAGCCTTTCGGTTTGTCCTGACCTTGATTTTTGCCGCGGACGAGCTTAACGATTTTGTCTTGATGACCGTCGATTTTTTTATCGTGCTTTTTGTGAGGTGCGGAATATCGCAGCAGTCCATCTTTGTAGCGCACCCGCTGTAAATCGTCCGCTCATCAAAGGTATAGCTCTGTCTCGGAATCTCGCCCTGACTGTTCCGCATATCGAAATTGAACGAACAAACAACGCCGTTCTCCGTACCGAAAAAGATGTTGTCAAACATACTTTTGACGGTCGTTGCCTTACGGAATACTCCGCCGATATGATTGCCTTTGCCCTCACACAGATATGCCTCGTAACCCGCCAAATCGCCCGTGAAAAAGTCATACACCTCGTGCACGGTGAAGTACACGCCGAGCGTATAGTTCTCGTCTCCGATCTGAACGGTAACGCCCTCATCGAATACTTCCGTCGTCGCGCTCCCGCTGTCGTCGGGCGCGTTCACGACAGTTCCCGTGAGGTCTTTCGTCTCGTTCGTGTCGGCATAATAGACGGCGTTTGCAAGTTTTATCGGCAGCTCGACGATGTTATCGTCGTTCCCGCAGGTGCAGTATTTTGCGCCCTTTTTGCACTTCGTGCAATAATGTACAGTCACCCCTTGCAACTCGTCGAAGATAGAGCTTGCATAGGTGTACTCGGGATATTGCCCGTCGTACACACCGACGCCCTCGATGTAGTACCACTCGTACTGTGGGACGCCGATGTCGTGCGTGTACCGCTGTCTGCTGTCCGCCATGAAGATGTTGCCGTCCACGAGCAGCAGCATATAGCCGTTCCACTCCTCCAAGACCGCCGTCTCCAAATTCATGTTCACGAGCTTTGCGTCAATCAGACTCGACCTATGCTCGACCGCGCGCTCATAGCGAACGGAGAGCTGACCGACGCCCTCGACGCCGAGGCGGGAAACGAACACGGGATCGTCCAAGAAGTTGATACAAGCACCGAGACAGCCCGATCCGCTCAACCCCTGCTGCGCGGGGTATATGCGCGGCTGTATGTCGTTGCCCGAATCTGTCGCCGTATGGAAATAGGTCAAGCCGCCCTGCTGCGTGTCGCCTTTCAACACCATAAGCGTGTCGGCAACGACCACCATGCCCGTAATGGGCGATATTCCCACGCCGTCCTGCATATAGTTCAGAACGCCGAAATACGACGGATCGGCAAAGCCTGTACTGTTCCTGCCGCAGTAAAAAACGTGATTCGGATAACTCGGGTTTCCCGAAAGAAACACGCGGTTATCGTAGATCGCCGCAAGCGTACACTCTGTAATGAGAGCCGCGATGTTGTCCGTCTCCTCCGTTACGCCCGAAATGCTCGTGTATGTCTTTTTCGCCGTTACCTCTATGCCCGCATAAAATTCGGGGTACATGACGTTCTCTGCGCCGTCCTCGCCCGCGACCTGCACAACGTCCTGCGGCTTTGCGGGCGCAGTCGTAAACTTGATGACGCCGTTTGCAAGGTCTGCCGTGTAATCGGTACCCGCAGACTTGACGACGCCGTACACCTTGACCTCCGAGACCTCATCGAGCAGGTTTTCGTTCAGATAGAAGTCCGTCGTCGTTCCGTCCGCAATAAACGTGTGTTTGAACTTCGGCTGCAACATATTCCGCTGTTCGTATTCGGTGCCGATGTCGGCGTTCTCGCCGCTCGGAACAATGTTGATATACGTCGTCGGGATATATGCACTGTCAACGACCTTTTTTACCGTGTCGCCGTCGTAAAAGAGGTAGTTTTTCCCGTCGATGATGTACAGTCTGTTGTTGAAAATAAAGGACGCACTTCTGCGATTATTCATATCGCTGTAAAGGGCGTCCTGCGCCTTGATGACACCCTCTTTATACGTCATCGTAAGATGCTCGCCCTCGGTCAGCGTGCTGCTTGCATAGGTGAGCTCGTGCGTTTCGGAATTGTAGCTCACCGTAGGCGTCAGATCGTCGCCGCTGATAGTGGCAAGAGATACAACCTCGCCGATGTTTTCCGAAAGAGTCTGCTTAAACGTATGGGTGCCGTTTATTGTCGAAGTCGGAGCAGGCACCTCGATTGTGTCCGTGAGAACGACGTTGGCCGTGTTCGGGTAGTTCGCCCACAGATAGAGCTTGCTGCCCGCATGAATAAGCACGTCTGTAACGGTATTCCCCTCCGCGTCCTTGTGCGAAAAATTGAAAATACCGTAAATCTCGTTCGCCTCGGGCAGCACAACGCGCCGCCTGAAACCTGCAATCGTCTCGATTGCCTGCCCCTGCCCCGATTGATAGTCCTTGAACATATTGACCATGTAGGCAAGACGCCGCTCGTGAACTTGCGTATGATCGCTTGAAAAGTCCACGCCGCGGAAATCGCCGTAATAACGATTATAGACGTCCTTTTCGGTCAATAGGTTTTTACTCGTTTTGTATGCCATGCTGCTTACCACCCGTTCACGTTTTTAATCAAAACGGGCGAGGTATCTTTGTGAGAGAGCACGATCTCCTGTACACGTTCCCTGTAAAGGCTCATGTAGTATTCGGACTTCTCGGGCTCGTCCTCGATCCAAACATACGCAGCAACAAGTATCGGCATAAGCGAGCAGAGCTCATCATCAAGATCGAGCTCCTGCGTGTCCTCCGTCGTTGCGCCCGTATTTTCAATCGCGGTCGGTCGGTGCTCGTAAAGCACCTTGTACACTCCGCGCTTGTCATAGGGCAGCAGAATGATACTGTCGCCCTCCTGCTCGTAATTTTGATTGAGCAGGGTGTTTTCCTCCTCCTCTCTGATAGGCGGACTACACAGAGCCATGAAGTCGGAAACGAGCTTTTTAACATCGTACCGCGTATATGCTGCATAAGCGGGAATGTCTGCCGACTCGCCGCTGTACAGATACTGATACAAAGCCACGTTTTTTATGGAGTACAGATACTCGCCCGTAAAGCGCAGCCGAATACGCCCGCTCACAAACTCGCCCTGTTTCTTGATAAAGCCCTTGTACGGCACGAAAGTCTGATTCGATTGCAGCGGAATTTCGCCGAAAATGCTCCATTCCCCCGTGTCCGCATTGTACTTTTCAAGATACAAAACGCCGTTCCCGTCAGCCTCGAAGTAGTACGCCTTTGCGTCCTCTGCTTCAAAAGTAATGTCGTCGGTTTTTTCAATCGACGAAAATGTATTCTCGCTTATCAGATTAACAAGCGGTTTGTGATTGATAACGCAATGCCTTATTGCAGGTCTGACCTTGCAGACCTGCAACAGAGCACGATTTGCCGCGAAGTAAAACCTGTCGCTATCTTCGAGAGTGGTCTCAAAACCCAAATGTGCTGTCTGCAAGTAAAGCTCGGCTACATTCATGATCTACCTCCCGTTATGCTCGCGCCTTACAGCGCGGTGGCGTCAGAGAGCGACGAGGCGTTCACAGCAAGGGCGATATGCTTCCATGTGTTGAAACCGACACCGAAACGGCAGTACCCATTCCAGAAGTAGTTGCGCGTGTGCTTGTCGATGTCGCTCGTGATGTCGAGCGGGACACGGTTGTAGAACATATTGCCGAGCAGGTTTTCGTTTGCCTCTTTCGACATAACCATGAACCTGTCGTCGGTCGTCTCCCAGCCGTCGAGGACGACGAGCGTCCAGTTCCCGTACTGCGTGTTGATGTCGTTGTAGTCGCTGCCGACCGTGCGCTCGGAACCGATGACTTTCTTCATCATGTTTTCGAGCTTCGGGCGATTGCAGGGAACGACCACGATGTCGGCGACGTACTCCATGACCTCGCCGTTCTCGTCCTTGAAGTTTCTCACTTTGTTGGCGAGAACGCCGAGAGCTTCTTCGAGCGCGGAGGCGGATTCCGTGATCTGCCCATAGAAGTAATTGCTCTGCGTCTTGCCTTTCATCTTGTTGGTGAAATACGGGTGTGCCTTGTTGAACAGGGAGAGATCGTCTGCACAAGTCAGATCGACCTTTGCCCTGTTGAACGTCATCGTCTTGCTCGTACCGTTGATGAGTGCCTGCGCGGCGATCTTGACGCGCGTGTTGTAGTAGGCACGGACGAACTTGCGGGGCTTGTTCTTCATGTCGGCACCGATACCGAACTTCGCGTCGTCCGCCATTTTTCGGGTAATGGTGAACTCTTTGGCGAACTCGATGTGCTCGATCGTCTTTTTGAACGTGGGCTCCACATTGTCATTCTCTGCACCCTGACCTTCCTGCTTGCTCATGAACGTCGAGAAATCAGACTCGCCCATGATCGTCTCGGCGTATCTGTTGGACTTCTCCACATTGAAAAGGGTATCGAGAATGGTCTTGCGCTTCTCGCAGATGTTGGACTCGTTCTCGATGAGTGCTTTAATCGGGTGCTCGAACTTCCCGAACATAGGATCGTTCTTGCCCGACATTGCGCTGTAAATGAAATTCGACATTGTTGTCTGTACCTCCCTTTATACGATCCTGACGATGATAACATCGCCCGCAGCAGCTGCACCGTTGAGGCTTTCAACCGTTACAACGCCGCTCGTGGTCGTCGCCGTTACCTGCAAACCGTCCGTGTGCAGGGTTACTTTGCTGCCCTCAACGAGGCTCGTAGGAGCCGCCTGTACGGGCACCTCGTAGAGCTGATTCGGCTCCACGCGCGCTGCGGGGATAAGACGATTCGTCGCGTCCGCCGCGCAGTCTGCCATAGCGATAAACTCGGGCTTTGCCGTGGCTCCGCACTTCGTGAGTTTTCCGCTTGTGAGAACGAGAGCCTCGCCCATTACGACCGCCTCGCTTGCCGTTACTTCATGGAAAACAGGCTCGGGCACGTTCATTCTCGCGTTCTCTATCTTGATGAGTTTGAACATAGAAAAATCTCCTTTTTATTTTTTTGCTGATTCTCGGTAGAGCTTGCTGATTTCCTTATCCGACAGATTCGGAAACAGGTCTCTCCACTCGCGGAGCTCCTTTTTCGAGATAGCGATACCGTCATCTTTGGAGCCCGCAGGCACGGCAGATTTGAGATGAGCTTTCGTTTCGTTTAACGACTGCTGTTTCGTCGCTGCCGCGACGCTCTTGCGCACGCTGTCGGGGTTTGCCGCAGCATACGCCTCTTTCGGGGACAGCCCCAAGTCCCTGAATCTCCCGAATTTTGCGAGATTTTCGATTTCTCGGAGAGATTTCAGACCTCGGGTTTCGGGGAACTCGCGCTGAATCTCTGCAAAATCAGACAGCATTTTCTTCTCGAACTCTGTCTGTTGCAGGAGTTTTCTTGCAGCGTCATCACGTTGGCTCTCTGCCTTTTTCTTCCGATATTCGTCGAGCGACATATCGTCCGACTCGGCAGCCACTTTTTCGAGCCCCTCCAACACGTTGTCAGACTTTACACCCAGCTTTGCGAGCGTGTCCGCGCTCTGCGCTTTGAGAGCGTCAAGCTCCTTTGTCAAAGCCTCGATCCGCGCGTCTTTCTCGTCCTTGCCCTCGGGTTCAGCCACGGGTTTCGGCGTCTCCTTATCCTCGTCATCGGAGCCGTCCTCCCCCTCGTCCTCGTCGTCCGTGTCGTCATCGGTATCGGCGGTGTCATCGTCGCCGTCCTCGTCCTGATCTTCGTCCTCGATTACGTCGGGGATAATGATATTCCCGTCGTCATCATACTCGAACTCGTCGTCCTTTTCGGTATCGTCGTCAGCTTCTTCGCCCTGAACGCCGCCCTTTTCTTCTTCGTCGAGGTCGATATTCGTCTCTTTTCCCATGATCGTCTGTTCCTCCTTTCAAATTTTTGGGATAGATTACTTTTTGCCGCTCTTTTTCCCGCTCCGAAGATCGTTACCCTTTACGACCGTAGCCTTTGGCGAATCGGAGCCCACGGACTTGGGTGCCTTGATAATGCCGCCCTTGTTCGTTGCAAACCTGTTATCTCTGCTCGGTTTCATAAAAGCTGTCTCCTCCTTTTTAAGATTTTTGAGAAACAAAAAAGCCCTATTGCCGCTTTTGGCAAATAGGGCTCTGTCTCTCGGGACTTTGGCACAAAATAATGTTTACCGTGCATTCGCACAAGCTATTCAGTTTTCACATTCCACAGCTTGCCGCACTTCCTGCACTTGAACGTCAACCCGTCAATCTTGCTGCTTTTATGCAAACCGACGCGGGCGAGCTTCTCTTTGCAATGAGGACAAACGATATGCGTAATATCAGATTTCACAGCAGGCGTTATGCTCAACATCTGTTTGTGCACCTCCTATTATCTATGATAACATAGATTAAACGCCGTTTAGTCGCAATTTATTTTTCAAAACGGGGGCGAGGCACAGCATAACGGCATGAAAAAAGGCTGTACAACAATCGTACAGCCTTTTGTTAATCAACCTCGTAAACCATATCCACACAGGAAAAGCACCCGACCGCCACCGTTAAAGACCAAACCGCAATTCGCGCGGCAGTTGGAATCACTCGCAAAAAAGGTATTAGCGAGAGCGGAAATAAAAATGTATCGACGAATATTTCTATTATGCAGCCAAACAAGTACACAACCGATAAAGGAATAAATACTATGCAGAACAGCCAAAAAAACGGGCTCATAAAACGACCTTTTGCAAACACGTTCTTCATTTGCCCGCAAACTATCTCTCGCATTCGTCGTTTATATGTTGTTACAGACTTGATATTGGTCGGCGGCGATACAGAGAACTCGTAGTACATATCTCGCCCCTAATCAGCCTATTTGCCGCTGTATTATCTCACATACACGTTCAGGCTTATTCACCACCAATTCCACAACGCCGTTATCGGTATGTAAGCGCAATGCTTTTTTGTTGAGGCGAAACTTAAAATATTCCACCTCTTTCACACTCGAAATAGGCATGGTCATCATTTGCTTTCCAATACTCAATGTATCGGACAGCAAGCCAAACATAGCAACAAAACCTGTACTGCGTCTGTTGAAAGTTAGATTTACTCCGTCCGTAAACCAAATACCCGAAATAGAGCTTCCCTCTTGAATCAATGATCCATAAAATCTCTGCATAGCATATCCTCCCGCAAACATTAAGGGCGGCTCCAAAGAGGAGCCGCCCTGCATAGTTTGGAATGTACCCCTCGATTTGTTGCTGCGCAACCACAAAGTAGCGGGAATAAAGGATACACCTATGCCAAGATGTAGCCCACTACTTTCTATTTGGTTGTGTAGCGGATATAGTATAGCATATTCATCGAGAAATGGCAATAGTTTTGGCAAAGTACCGCAAAAATGCCTAAAAATCTCTGATAATTCTGCCGTTTCGGACGGTAAACCCGCATTTTTCGGCGAGCGCAGCCTTTTCCGCCTGCGTCCCGTTCAGCTTCAAGATATACTGCAACAGTATGCGCTTTGCACGTTTTGCCGTGTACCCCTTATAATCGCCGTCCTGAATGGAATATCCGCGATAGCAAAGGATCAGCAGCCGCTCACCGTCTGAAAGGGTTTGCCCGAGCAGGTACCTGACCGTATTCTTTTTCTTTGAGCCCGCAATCGTCTCGCCCTTTGAGTTCTTGTCCGACTCTATATCAGAAAGCCCTGCAAAAGCCACCGAAAGCCTGCTCATATCTATCCATTCTGACAACTCGCCTACCGTCGTGCGTTCGTCCACGCCCACCAAATCGGAGAGCGCGTCATAATAATATGCGTCGTACACCTGCTTTATGGCTTTTGCCTGCATTTCTTCCGAGAGTACGCTGAACGTGCCGCTATTCACCATTTTTTCGATGTCCTTCATGGACTGCGCATAAATCGCCCTGAAACGGCTGTATTCTTCGTCCGTCAGCGGAATCTCTACCCCTCCATAGGTAATCGTGTCGCCTATGCTGCGGGGCAGCACGGAATAGCCTTTCGAGTACAGATCAACGAACTTGTTGCGCACGGCGTCGCCCATGGTCGTATTTCCCATTCTCTCGCCGAAAATCATGCTCGTGAGCATGGATATCATGTCCGTATCGTCGCTCTCAATCGCCTTGTTGAGGTCAGTTACATAGTTTTTCGCATAGAACGCCTCGTCGATTTTATACGCCGTCGTCGGACTGATCCGCTTTGTGAGCCCATAAAACACGTTGTAGAGGTTTCTCGTCGGAATACCTGTCAACTGCCCGAGTGCATACAAAAGGTTTTTGGTGCGGGCGGTCAGCTTTGAATTGCTTTCATCGCCCGAAACAAGGCTACCGACAGTATCGAACAGATTGACTGCGCTGTCGAGCAGGTCATTGAGGGCAGAGTAGGCATAGTTATCAACGGAATATCCCTCTGCAATGCGCGAATAAATATCACGCACGAGCGGAAGCCCGCCGAGCAAGTTCCCCGCAAAGTCCACAAGCACCTGCTGCGCCGCCGTTTCGTCATCGTCCTTGTCCTTGTTGTACAGCCAATTAAAGAGCTGCGCAATAGCTACCATGAACAGCGCAGAAGTGGCAAGAGCGGTCAAAGACTTGCGTACATTTCTGCGTGCCGTCTTAATCTGCGTCTGCAAAGTGCTGCGGCTTTCCGCGTCTGTCGTTGTGCGCAATCTTGCTTTCAAAGCCGAGAGTTCGCCCACCGAGTCAATGACGCGCCCGATAACTTTCATGCTGTCTGCCGAGAACATCGTCAGCGTGCGCATGATCTCATTGCCCGAACGCATTGCCGCCGAGCGTTCCGTTGCGAGGGAGTTCTGCTGCGTTTCAAGGATAACCCGTTTCAGCAGCTTACCCGCCTCTATCTTGTTTGCCTCGGTGCCGATTTTTGCCCCGCCGTCCTTTTGCACCTGTACCTGACAAGCACCGAACAGGCGGCGGACAACAAACCTATCCATTTTCCCGATAGGAGCCATGAGCACGTTTGAAATTCTGCCTACTTTGTCGAGAACGCCCTGCGCCATAGCAGCCGTATTGTCCTGCGCGCGCAGCTTTGCAAGCGGACAATAGGTATCAACGTCTTTTGCCGATACGGTCATACCGCGCGTAATACTGCTTGCGTCAAGCAGGCTCGACGAGGCGAACAGGGACGAAAGCTGCGTTACCCACACTTTCGGGTTTGCGCCGAGTTGGAACTTTGCATAGCTGCCGCGGATAAAGGACAAGACCGCCCGCCCCTCCGAAGAAACAGGAGAAATTCCCTGAATATCGGTGATGAGCTTTTTGAAATAGTCGTTGCCCTGCTTCCATACGTTCGCGCTCTCCGTAGATACACTCACGGGCTTATTCGGAGTACCTGCAATATCCAAGTTGTAGAGCTTGTTGTAGGTCTCAATGGCGGGCGAGATATACGCATACTGTACGACACCACGCACATGGCGGTTAAATACCGCGTCGGCAGATTCTATAAAGAGCTCCTGCTTTGCGCCGCGCACTGTGTCCTTGTTAAACGAGGCATTACTGATCCTGTCGAGTTCCTGCTGCATTTCTGCGCTATCGACGTTCTTTGCGATATTCCCGCGTCTGATCGGGTAGTAATAGTCCTCCGTGGCATTGGTGAAGCCAAGACGCTGTATATCGCGTTCCGCTTTGAGCCGTCCTGCCTCCTGATACCCTTTCTCCAAAATCGCTATGTACTCTTTGTCCGTTTCCGTCAAAAGCTCTGCGATTCTTGCCTGTTCGTCCACGGCAGCGGCGCGGAGTTCGCTTTCCTCCGTAATGCCCTTTGCAAAGCCGTCCACGCGCACGCGCTGATCTTGTGCGTTCCAAAAGCCGAAGCCGTTTTCCGCGAGCCCCGCCTGCGCGTGCTGACGTTTAAGCGTCATATACAGGCTGATGAGCTGCATTCTCGGAATTTCCACGCCACGGTATTGTACTGTTTCTTTGGTAGCCTGCGAAAGATACTTCTTGTTCTTTTTCAGGAACGCCTCGTATTCCTCCATGAGCTGCATTTTGGCAACTTCTGCGTCAATTTTGGAATCGCGCAGCTCGGTGAAAATCTCGGTATAGAAACCGCTCTCGTACCTATCCATACGGCGCATAACTGACATCGGATCGCCGAACGTCTGCAAGTACGAAGTACCGACTTTACGCATAAACCAGCTCGATTTGAGCTCCTCGTTCCTGTGCAGAATGTCGATGTGCCGCGTTGCCTCGGGAACGGCGTCAACCCACCTGCCCTGACGATATACTTTGTTGAAGTGCTCAACATAGTTCGTAAAGTACGCCATGATATTGCGGATAGATTGCAATTCGCGTTTCGTGTAGTTGTTTGTTTTGCCGTTCGCCACCTCGTCAAGCATATCAGCTATGCCCTGCTCATAGCTATCGGCAAGCAGCGGGTTGCCCTTTGTGTACCACGTCCGCAGGTCAGCCATAATTTTGCGCGTCCCCGCGATATTGAAGTTGCCCCTGAACTTGATTTTTCCGAGCTTTTCAATCGAGCTCCTGAAAATCTCGGTATCGTACTGCGTTGCATTTTGGAACGTACCGAGTTTGAGATCGCGCATTTTCTGCGCCTGATCCACAATGCTGTTGATGAGCCTGTTGTTGGCGTTCGCCTCACGCAGCCGCTGTTTGAGCTCGGCAATCTGCTTTGTGTACTTCTCGACGAGCTTTGCGTACTTCGACTTTCTGCCTTTCTGTTCGTAAGCGTTCAGAACGTCGCGGGCGATCTGTTGCCGCAGGTTTTTGATAGTCCGAGCGTCGCCGTATGTCGAGAGCATGACCTGTTCGGTGGCGTTGTTGACCGCCGCCCGTGCGTCCTCGTACATATCGACCATTTGCAGGAAACAGTCAGCCTCGTTGATTGCGTCAAGGAAAATTCCCTCCTCCGCTAAAAGCTGCGGGAGCGTATCGGGAGCAATGCCACCCTCTTTGGCTCCCCAAACGAGGTTGATACTGTTTTTCCTGTCAAAACGATACTGTATCTCGCCTTGAATATGGTGCAGATTTATCTTGTGCATATACCGACGCAGTACAGACAGCCTACGCATAGCCTCGGAGACTTCTCCGTTGCTGTCAGCGTACATATCCGTAAGGACGGTATGCTCGATCATGAAGTCTGCGATTTTTAACGCAACGCCGCCGCGGTAGCCCTCCTTTACCGTGTTGAGCTTTTGGAACAGATAGTCAATGACAGCCTGCCTGTCTTTGCCACGCAGCTCGCCATACATTCCGATGTCGTCGAATACGAGCCGCTCCTCAATAATGGAGTTGATGACCTCCTCCGCCTCTGCTTTGGTATAAACGCGCATACCCGTATTGTTTGCAGCAAAACGCGCCCTCTGACCTGCGGAATAGTTGCCGTGCCGCACATCTCCGTCCTCGGAGCTATCGAGCGCATAGCGAAGCCCGCGCTCGCTCGTGAACTCGGAGAGCTGCGCCGCATACGCCGCATTGATAGGTACAAGCGCCCCGACGGAGGCGGAATTATGGCTCGTGCGCGTTATAACCCTCTGCGTCGCCGTGTCCCAATTAGAAAACCTCTGCCCTTTGAATTTGTGCTCGCCCTCCATAATACGCGCGTCATACCTGCTCAAAGAGCTCTCTGTAAAGCGAATCGCCACCGCAACACGTTTTATACCCGCCTTTGCAAGCGCAGCCATACGGTGCCTGCCCTCGTGTCCCACAATACGCATGGTCTCGTAGTCCACGGTAAGGTACGGCGTCTGCGTCTCCCGAGAAAGCGCGTCAACGTCGAGATTGCCCGCCTCATCGTAAATTTGATTGCGGCGCGTCTGATTGACGGTCGTCGCCTTTACGAAGTCTGCGGGGTTGATCCACGTCGCGTAAGCCTGCGTATAGCGCGGGTTTGTCGCCCCATAGCGTTCTATGAGGTCTGTTACGCGCTCCGATGTCCACGCCGCCGTTTCGTTTGCGCTATCGACGTTTACTACGCTGTCAGAGAGAGCGAAACGAATATCGACGTCCCCTGTGGGCTTCTTGTTCGTCGTGAGCTTGATCTGATTTTCAAACCACGCGACATAGAATCTGTCGCCCGTATTGTCAAACATTACCTCCACGCCGTCATAGCCCAACACATCGCGGATAGCCTCGTGCAGCTCGTTCGGATAATCTCTGTAAGCAATGTAATCACTGTCAAGCAAGCCTATCGAATTAAAATTCTTTGCGGCTTCGCGTATCATGTAGTCCTTTGCCCCGACTTCCCAATACTCCTCGAACATATCGCCGAGAGGCGAGCTTTCGGGATCATAAATAAGCGGGTGTCGTTTGAGTATCTCATACGCCTGCTTTTGCGTAATTTTTACATCGAAGAGATCGCCGCCGTCTATCGTTCGATTGATGACAATAGGGTTTGTGATATTAAGGTATGTTTTGTACACATTGTCGCCGTAGTGCCGCGCGGCTTCCTCACTCGTTGCAAAATAAAAGCCTGCACCAAACTGATCGTTTCCTTTCCCTATTCTGCCACGGTCAAACGTATAAAAGCTGTTCGGGGAGCCGTGATATGTAACGCGCAGCCGCCCGCTATCATCAACCACCTTGCTATCCTTGAAGAACTCACGCTGCTCCCGCGAAAGGCTTGCGCCCGCACTGTCAGTCTCGGGCAGCGCAAAGCGCACTCCGTCAAGCCGTTGAATGGCATTACTGCGCTCCGTATCAGTGCTTCCATAAACGTCATACGGAATATGCAGTCGGTCAAGCCTGTTTTTCAAGCGTTCAGAGGCTGTATCGGGCAAAAGAACTGATTTGATCTCGCTGAAATTGACGGCACGGCGAGGCTTTGCCTCAAAATAGCCCGTCTGCGTCATTTGTTTTGCATACGCAAATAAGCCGAGAATTTTATTCCCGATGTCTGCGTTATATTTATAGAAACCCGAATATTCGCGTTTCATGTAATCGGCGATTGCTTTCTCGGTAAAGAGCTTTCTGTCTGCAATCTCTCCGATCACCTCTCTTGCTCCGTCGAGCGCGTTCCAATACGAAAAATTGCTGCCGTAATCTTCGCGCGTAACCATATCCGCGGTGATCTCATCGAGCATTTGCCCTGCGGTGGTCGTAAAATTGCTCATCGCGTCGTCTGATACCTCTGTAAGAGACGCCGCCGCCTTTTTCATATCGGAAATGGACTTAAATTCTTTCGAGAGCTTTGCCGCAAGCGAGCTCGGGTTGAGCCCAAGCCATGAGCCGCCTTTTGGATCCGCTTTCGACATTGCGCGTACAACATTTTCGAGAGTGTAGTCATCATGCAACGCCTCAAAGCTCCGAGACCTGCCCGCAGAGGTGTACATGTCCCTGTTGTTTCGCAGCCCTGCTTTTTCGACGACATCGGAAAACAGCTCATCTATCCACGCATTATAGCCGCTCTCGTCGAGGTGTTCGTTGATGACCTCCCGCGCCTCCCGTTCGTTCAACGACTTCGGAAAGCCCCTGTCCGCATACCTTGCCGCTTCGCGCAGAATACCCTTTGCCTCGTAAAGGTCAATCTCGTTGTTCGGAGACATATTGTATTCGCGCTGCCAATAGTCCGAAACAAGCTCGTTTACTTGCGCCACATACGGCTGTACAGCCTCATTCGAGTAATTTGATTGCTCCAAGCTGTTCAGCGTACTCTTGCCGAGATTGTCCGCCACCCACTTAATCGTAGCGTTGCCATAAGCCGACACCTCTTTATCTACCGTCGGCAGCGTAACCTCAATGCCCTTGTCGCGCAAATAAGCGTACTTGAAAGCGTCTTTATCCCGATATGCCTGCGCCAAATCGCCGCCGTTTCGGTTGAGGAACTCCGTCATGTTCGATTCGTCAAGCGCAAGATAGCCGAACAGTTCAGCGTCGGTGCCCCGAATGAGGGAATTTATCTTCCTGTTGATCTCCTCCGCCCGCTTTTCGTTGAGCTTGTACTCCACTCTCGGCGTGGTCGGCGTCCATGCGTCCCGAGAAAACACCTTGTTTCTCGAATCGCGCTGCGGATCAATCGTTTCCCTGCCGAAAACGACAGTAATATCTCCAAAGTTGTCATGCGCCAAAGACGGCTTTGTAACTGCAATCGAGGGCATAGGAAAACCGCCGAGGTCTAACACTTTCAGCAGCTTTTCCTCGGTAAGGTTATACAACGCCACAAGGTCGTTTGTTTCCTCGACCGTTCCCGAGACGGTTTCCCCGTCAATCGTAAGAGCGTAGCGAATAGTGGAATCTCTTTCGGTGCTCCTGTTCCGTCTCGAATTGCTACCCGCGTTCTTTTCGGAAAAATACACTCTCTGTCTGTCAATATCAGGTCTCGTCTCGCGCCTTTGCTCTGCCGTCATTTCCAAACGCGACGACACGTCCCGAGCCTCAATTTCACCTGCCGTATTTGTGTACATATCGCCCGCATACCGACGACCGTTTTTATAAAAATCGGAGAGCTTGCTGTATGCCTGCGTATAGTCCCACAAAATGTCTCTCTGACTATCGCTTTTTGCATATTTCGCCGCGTTATCGTATGCCCGCGCAATAGATGACGTTGAAACATCAAGGCGATTCAGAGTGTCCTCCATGTCGTACATAGCCTGCTGCAATTCGGGCGCAGCCTCAATGCGAAGTTTTAAGAACTTCTCGCGTGCAGTCTCTGCTTCACTCCTGTACTGTTTCAGCAGGCGGTTATACCAATATGTATCACTTGATCCACCTGCAAAACCCTCGTGCGCCTGAATCAGGTGCTGCACTTCGTGCATGAGAACAGATTTTGCCTTATCAGACCACTCGAGTTCGGTTGTGGCGACATTCGGTTTGCCCCACATAAGCTCATGGTACCTTTTCCCGAGCTCGGAAGCAAAAAATTTGTTTCTTGCAGCCTCCTCCTGCGCAAGCCACTCATCGGCAGATAACGTCTCTTGCAGGCTTTCGTCCGTGTAAAATCTGTTGTACTCACGATATTCGGGTGTTTGTTCAATTCGCTTGATTTCGGGCTGCCTGTTTTCAAGGTATCTTTGATACTCTTTCGACGTTCTCGTAAACAGCCGTTGATCCAAGACAATTTGCCCGTCCTCCGCAAAAGCCGAGCCGTCAACGCCCGTTTCCGTCTCCTGCAAAATGACCGTAACATCTTTCAGAAACGGGTATGCAGCATACAGTTCCTCGTGGTGCATTATGTCGCCAAGTTTTGCTGTACGATAGCCCCCGTCCTCCGTGGAATGATTTTCAAAAGCAGGCTTTTCTACAAGGGTTGCCGCCGAGTCGTCAATTTCGTACCGCCATTGATTGTCATACCCAACAAACCACCCCGTCTCTCGCCTTATAGTCTCGCTGTCCTCTCCCGCCGCCTGCAACTGTTTTGCTCTATCAAGCAAAGATAAGTCTGCGGTTTCGCTCGTTTCGCCCGCCAAAGCGAATTTTTTGCCTTTTTGCGATTCAGAGTTGACATTTTCCGTATTTTGCGATATACTGTTATTAGAAACAGTTTTCATCTTCCGTCTCGTTTCGGACGTAGAAGTCGGGGCTTGTTCATCGACTGTCGGAAAAGTGGGCTGTTTTCTTTTTGTGGAATTTCTGCCGTTCGTTTTGGACGTTCCTGCAAGAGTATCTGCACTTGCTGACGGTGTACGACCACCACTTTTTGTTATCCAAGCACTCTTTAACGTGAGTGCTTTTTTCTTTTCGGAAACAATCGTAATAGCCGTAACTTTGCCGTCAATTTCCTTTATAAACTTAATACCGACTTGTCCGTTCTCATCACTACGAGTTATTACATCAGGAGATATAATTGTTTCAATAATATCCTCAAAGTTTTCCTGCGAAACAGCGATTTGTCCACGAGCCTGCTCGTTAGCCGCATTCCCATGTTTTTTGAAAATGTGCTTGACATCGTAACTGCTCAAAACAATGCTTTTCCCGTCAACTTTTAGATCTGTTATTTGTTGAATTTTAGTTGCTACACCTGCGTTAATTTTACCTAAAAACAACAATCTATTTGTGTTTTGCTGCGGTGCGCTTTGAATAAAGCGCACAACGTCATTGTAAGAACGTGCAACTTTGAAAAGTTCGTTTGATTCAATGCTTGCAATCTCATCGGCTGTATATGTTTCAAGCGTTTCGAGGCTTTCAGGCAAAGCCTGCTGCATTTGAGCAGCTCCTGCCTGTTCGGAGGCGTTTTCCACACCCAAATACCGCTGATTGCGCGCAGAGAACTCATCGAACAGCTTTTTGTACTGCCGATAAAGCCGAGCCGCCGCCCCTGTGAGCCTTTCGTCGCTCTGATAGTCCGTCCGAGCCTTTCTGAAAAAGCCGAGTATTTTATCTTTGAGTGTCTGTTTCTTCTGCACAAGGCGTTCAAGGATATTCTTGTTCGAGAGCGTCTGTTCGGCAAAATGCGCATTGATCTCGTCGCTGACCTGCAACGCGCTGCCCTGACCGACTGCCGCGTACCGCTTGCGAATTTTCTCCTTTTCGGCGTCGGTCATGGTCTCCAAGCCCTCTGCAACAGTCAGAGAGCCGTCTGTATCGTTGTAAATTGCGTGCGTAAGCTCGTGAATGAGAATGCTCTCGCCTGTCCTGCTCTTTGCCTCGGGGTTGATGATGATACGGTTGTTTTTCAGGTCGATTGCACCGTCAGCATAGGAGCCGTTCGCCGCCACGAAAGACGCCTCTTTACTGAACATGACACGGAGTCCCGAGCGCGCGGAAACACGGGCGCATGAGAGCACAAAGTCCTCCTGCACGCCCGCAGCTCTGCCTTGACGAATTGTCGCTCTGATTGCAGCCTGTCCTGCCGCACTCAAATTTTTGTATTCGGAGATATTCTCACGCGCGTATGCGTCAATCTCCGCCACCTGTTCGCGGAGCCTGTTCTGCGCCTCCGTATGCTGCCTGACGCCGTTCTGATAGTTCTGCTCATTCGTGTGTATCTCGCGCAGCACGCGGTTTGTCTCCGAGCGCGTAAGAGCCTTTGACATGAGCCCGCTCTCGTAGTCATACACATAGTAGCTGTCGCCGCGCTTTGTAATTGCAATATCAGTACCGCCCTGCGTATAGCGATAGGTGCCGTCGTTGCGCAGATTTACCATGCGCGGCAGGTGCTTTCTTGCGCTTTCGGGAACGATTGCCTGCGCGTCTCTTATATATCCACGCTCTTGCTGATATTCCTGCACGCCGCCGTTCGCCACAAACTCGGTAATCTTATCGTGGAACTGCTCATTTGTGAGCGTCTCCCAATTTTCAATACCGAGCCTGTCAGCGACCGCCTGACGTTCTGCGTCCGTCGCCTGCTCGACAAACCTGTTGAGGTCTGCCTGCGTGGAAAGCTGCTGTCCCGCAAGCGTTGCGTCCCTGAAACGCGCCGTGTCCATTGAAATCTGACCGACCGTATCGGCAACCGCAAGCGTCCGCAGCGCAGAATTTGTTTTGAGGGCTCTTGACATCGTTTTTCTGAACGACTTTGCGTCCGTCGTGTCGATACCCTCTCTGATTTGCTCTGCGGTAATCTGAATCGGCTTACCGTCCTGATCCTGATACCCGAGCTCATTGAGGCGCGCCGCGACCGTTTCCGCGTTGTTGTAGATATTCTCCGCGCTCGCCGTAACAATCGGCTCAAAGGCGGCGGAGATATTCGCCTGTTCAAGCACGCCGAGCAACATTTTCTGACGTACTGTGCGCACCTCTCCGCCCGTCTTTTGCAGACTCGTTTTCAGCTCGTCAAGTGTGTTCTGCACGACCTGAAAAGTCTCGTAATCGGTCTGATTTTCCGTCTGATAGGACGAAATCTGCTCTGCCGTGGTGATGACGTCTCCCGCCTTGCCCTCGTTGACAAGCGTATTGCCGCGCGTTGTGCCGCGGATATTCCTGACGGCGACATCTCCGCCGCCCATAATAGCACCGCTCAAACCGCCAACAAGAGCCGCATACGCAACCTCCTGAAAGGTCGCGTTTTTCGC